AAATACTTCTATTTTTTCTCCACAACATACACATTTATTATAAAATTTCATTATTTTTTCCTCTTTCTTTTTATCTATGCTTTTATTATATACAAAATTATATTACAATTCAAGCTATAAAATATTTCTTTTTAGTTACTTTGTTTTAGGTAATAGTTGCCCTTGCCTTTTTGGTTAAGCCCCTAGCCCCTAACGTGTCTTGTTATCCCAGCAACCTAAAGAACAAGTAAACAAATTTCATTCTTGTTATATAATAGGTCTGTCAGACTTCCAAGCGTCACGGAGTGTTTTAGTTCACGACACTCATGGAACTCACAAGATTTCATTTAATGCTAACCTCTAGCCTTTTTGTATGTTATTTCAATTTTCAATTAGTCGTCCTTTTTAGCAACCATAGACAACTCAAGGCAAATCTTGCAAAGACTTTCGATAATTACTAGCCTATTCGGTCTAGTGTTCTCTACTCCTAAACTGTCAACAAGTCATCAGCTAACAGTCGTTAAATTTTTATATATTTATTATAACATACGTTTTTTAAAAATCAAGTAAAAAAATTAGGGTCAAAAATACAAGAATGGCTCAACCGTGGGAATAGTCAGGAATATATTATTTTTTGGTTACAAATTATTTAATCAAATTGTAAACTATCTAAATCTTTTGTTGGTATGATGAAACTAAAACTAAAAAAACAGTATGCTATAATAATACCATAATCAATGAGGGAGGTAAAAGCATGGCAGAAAAAAACATCTATTTTGTTAATGATGAAGTAGAACTAAAACAAGTGTTAGAGTTTATTTCTAAAACTGACTACGGTGTCAACATTGACAAAAGTCAAGAAGATGTTTACGCAGTCGTGACTTCTTATAGCCTCCCTATTTAAGAGGGTAGAAATGAAGAAAATTTTAGCTATTGACTTTAGCACAGCTAGTAAGAAAGACGAGGGAACGGGGTACGCTTTTAGAAAAGACGGTAAATTGTATGTCGGTTCTATTAAAGCATATAACCCTAAGAAGAACGCTTGGGAACGTACCTTTGACATTGTAAACGCAATTAAAGATATTATTGATGAGTTTGATTTGAAAGGTTATCATCTAGCCATTGAAACTCCTATTATGGGAAGAAACAGAAAACACAGTATTACATTGGCTAATTGTAACGGTTATTTTATCGGTGCTATTGACGGTCTAGTAAATGGCTATACTTTCATAGATAACTCAAAATGGTGTAGCTATCATCTTATTTTAGGCAAACGAGAACAACGCAAAGAAGAAAGTCTTGAACTTTTAAAAGCCACAGGCTTGGTTGATTCTGATTGCAAAGATGACAACATCGCAGACGCTTACAACATCTTAACATATTGTGAACACTTGGGTTAATTGTTCCCTTATAAAAAACAATAATTAAAAAAGCGGTGTATCTCTACCATAAAATGAGAATTAAAAATGGAGGTGGTTATATCAAAATATCTCAAAACGGTTTGAACTTAATTAAAGAGTTCGAGGGTTGTCGATTGACTGCTTATAAACCAGTACCGTGGGAACAAATGTACACTATCGGTTGGGGTCATTATGGAGTCACAGAAGGTACAACTTGGACACAGGCTCAAGCAGATAGTCAGCTAGAAATTGAAATCAATAATAAGTATGCACCCATGGTTGACGCTTATGTAAAAGGCAAAGCAAATCAAAATGAGTTTGACGCTTTGATTTCATTGGCTTATAATTGCGGTAATGTTTTCGTTGCTGACGGTTGGGCAGAGTTCAGTCATGCCTATTGTGCTTCAATGATACCTAAGTATCGTAATGCAGGCGGTCAAGTCTTACAAGGCTTAGTGCGACGAAGACAGGCAGAACTTGATTTATTTAACAAACCAGTTACTGTAAGTTTAAACCAAAATAATCAAACAGGAGGAATGATTAAAATGTACCTTATTCAAGGACTAGACAATTCAGGCAAAGTTAAACATTGGTATGTTTCGGACGGTGTAAGTGTTCGCCATATTCGTACAATGCGTATGTTGGAAAACTATCAAAACAAATGGGCTAAACTTAATTTGCCAGTTGACACAATGTTTATTGCAGAAATCGAAAAAGAGTTCGGACGCAAGATTGACATGGCTTCAGGAGAAGTAAAATAGGAGGGAGTAAATGAGCTTATTCAATCTCTCACGCAGAGCGGAAGATGTGAGCTTTTCAACTTTCACAGTCCAAGACCCTACAACTGATTTGTTACTAGGTAAGTTATTGGGCTTAGTTTCCTATTTTGATAATGTTGATTATTCAGAAGCGTCCAAACTTGAGGACTTATTCTTTTGGGCTTTACAGGGTAAAGAAGTATATCGTGTTTGGTATGGTGGTTTCAAGTATTACGCTCAAAGAGTGAACGCAGACCAGTTTAACATTTTAGTTAGAGAACCAAATCGCAGACAGGTCACTATTAGAACAAGCGACTATGAAATGCTGTTAAACCCTTTCTATGGTGCTAACCCTCAACGGTTTGGGGTAATGTTTGGCATGGCTAGTAATGGAATTGGTAGACGACTTGACTCTCAAGCTCAAATCAAAATCTATTGGAAAACTAAAGTTTCTAGTGGTTTGAAAGAAGTTTGGGAAAGAATTCGTGAACGTCTAACACAACAGCAACAACTTGCAAGAGAGTTCAACGGTGTATCCGTTATTGGTTCAGATGATGACATTAAACAGATTCAGCCAGATTACAGCGGTTCACTACAAAATGACGCAAACCTTGCAATTGAAATTGCTTTGAGTGAATACGGAATACCAAGAGAATTGTTATATGGACAAAGTAATGAAGTTACTATCATCGCTTTCGCAATTCAAAAGGTTTTACCACTATTAAAACAACACGATAAGAACATTGTTTTCAACCAAGAAAACTTTGTCGCTTATATATCAACAACAGCCAAGGGAGGAAATATTGAAAGTAAAAGCAGTAAGAGGGATAGCGAACCCGTTGGGAACAATTGATTCTCACGGTACGGTTATTGAGTCAATTGCTAACGCAGGAGATGGCGTTGACATTCTTAACCGCCACAGAGAAAAAATCGGTTCAGGATTCGTACATCTTGAGGGGGACAATGTAATCTTGACAGGTTACGTTGATGAAGAACAATACACAGCCGAAAAGATTGAAGAAACAGGGCTTTCAGTTGGTTTTAATGCTAACGGTATGAAAGCTCGTGAACTTGACGGAGTAGGTTATTATAAAGATGTTACAATTACAGAGGTGTCACTAACTCCGTTACCTAGTAATAAAGGTGCTAAAGTGACAAAAGTAAGAGAAGAAGAAAAAGGAGAACAAGAAAAAATGGGTGCAAACGAAACACAAGAAATTATGAAGCAAGCAATTGAAGCAGGCGTAAAAGTTCGAGAACTTGAAACTAAAGTAGAAGAACTTAATAAAGAACGTGAAGAACTCAAAAAGGAACGTGAAGCGGCTATTCCTAGCGAAAAACCTCAAGACGTAGAGCGTAAATTTATGCGTGAACTTGGGGACAAAATGGCTGAAATGCCAGAACAAGGTTTCTTGCGTGAATTTTCTAATGGTTCAGATTTGAATGTCGTCAACTCTCTTGGGTCTATCACTTCAAAATATGCTCGTAAGTCAGGTATCTATGACGGTGCATTGAAAGCACGCTTCCAAGGTTTGACACTTGCAGAAGACGGTGTGGACGATACATTCATTGAGGGTACATTTAAGGCAGGTACAGACAAAAACAAAGCTCAAACAGCTTCTAAACGTTCACTACGTCCACAAATGGCTGAAGCATACTTACAAATGGATAAAGCAACAGTCCGTGGTGTAAATGATTCAGGTGCGTTGTCTGAATACGTGATGTCTGAAATGGTAAACCGTGTTATCCAAAAAGTTGAATACAACATGATTCTTGGTTCGGCTGACGGTTCTAATGGTTTCTATGGTTTGAAAACTGCCACAGACGGTTGGACAAAACAAATTGAGTACACAGACTTGTTTGAGGGAATTACTGACGCAGTTGCTGAATGCTCAATTTCTGACGCAATCACAATTGTTATGAGTCCACAAACTTTTGCAGAGTTGCGTAAGCTCAAAGGTTCTGACGGTCACTCACGATTCAACGAGTTGGCGACAAAAGCTCAAATCGCTCAATCATTCGGTGCTGTTAATCTTGAAACACGTGTATGGGTCCCTAAAGACGAAGTAGCTGTTTACAATCACGATGAATACGTGCTTATCGGAGATTTGAATATGGAAAACTACAACGACTTTGACCTACGTTATAACGTTGAACAATGGCTTTCAGAAACTCTTGTGGGTGGTTCTATCCGTGGTAAAAACCGTTCAGCTTACTTGACTAAAAAAGCAAGTGTGTAATTAGAAAGGTTGGTAGATAATGGCTGAATTTAAAATTACAGACCGTTACCAACAAATCATTGAAACGACTGTGGAGGGAATGAGTGTTGGGCTTTTCCCTTTACTTGGTCGTGTTCATGTAGTTGACGCAAATGTTTTGCAGTCTTTCAAGGTTGAAAACCATGAAGCAAAGGACTTTAAGACAAAAGTGTTAAACGTTGGTAAATTTGATTATATTGACTTCTCACACGGTGCTGACTTGACAGAGGGCGCTATTAGTGAGGCGATTCGATTAATCACTTATAACATTTATAAGCAAGTAGAAAAAGAACTATTTGACTTAGCTAAAGTTGTTACAGGGGACTACGTGCAAGGCGCTAACGATATCATGTTTGTTAAAAATAATGACTTCGTACAGTTGAGTGTTCCTGTATTCCAAACAGACCACTTTGACGCAGAAGATACGTTTGATAAAATTGTAATCAACCCTGATACAGCTATTTTAATCGGTTCTCTAGTTCCTGAATTTGTTATCACTAAACAAGCAAACACTAACAAGGTGCGTGTTTATGGTACTTTGACAGTAGAGGGTGGCTTCTTTGGTACTGGAGTAGTTAAGAAAATTGGAGGATAAAAATAAATGGCATATACATCAATAAATGAATTGACCCACGGTCTAGGATATGGGGTAGTGTTCCTAGACCCAACAGGTTCAACACCAGGAATTCCAATCGCAGGCTTGCGTGGTATTGAAACAGAGAACAACCAAGAAAACTCAACTTTCTATGCAGGGTTTACCGCTCCTTATCGTACAATCGCAGGGGCTAAAACAACACAAATTACAGTTAAGTCTTATGACTTGCCTGAAGACTTTGCATTTCATGCGTTAGGGTTTGGAAATGTAAATGGTTTCATGACTGACGACGTATCTAATTACAAACCTTACGGTTTTGCTTATGCTGAACGTTACCGTGACAACGTCGGTTCAGGTTACAAAGTAACATTCTATCCAAGTGTTCAAGCTACGACACCTAGCGACACAGCCGAAGCAGACGAAGAAAGTCCAACAGGTAAAGAATACGAACACAAAGCAACGGTCACGACTGGAGATTTTACACTAGGGGACAAAAAACGCTTACTTGTAAAATTTAAAATACCTGACGTAGAACTTCCAACTGAAAGTGGAAAAGCCAAAGCATTCAAAAAGTTGTTCACAGAACTAAAGCCGCTCGTAGCTGAAGACATCAAAGAGTAATTTTTTAAGAGTGGAGGGCTTGGAATTAATAGTTCCCACTCTTTTATTTTAATTTATAAGGAGATACACATATGAAGAAAGAAGATTTTAAATTTGATTTTAAAGCATTAGAACGTATGGAAGATAATGGCATTTACTTTGGAGATTTGAACGAACGTGATTATCACAGTTTGGCATTGTTCTTTTGGGCTTGTGCTCCACAGTATACACTAGATGAAATTTTAGGGGCTTTAATTGGTGGTTTATTACCTGTTACAGTTGCCGAACTTATGGAACAATTGGTAGACGAAACAAAAAAAGCGATAGCACTAACAACGAAGAAATAGGGGAAACCGCAAGAATTACAACACTTGCAATTGTTAGTGCTATGACAGTTTTTAGAGTTCCCTATGAAGTGTACAGTAATAGACCTTTAGGGTGGACGCTTAAATTAATTTCAACGTTGACACCTAAAGAGAAGAAGAAAACAACAGCGGAAGAATTAAACAAAGTGGAACATGTGGAGGTAAAATTATGGCAACCACCAACAAAGTCACAGGACTAGAAAAGTTTACAGAGAAACAGCTTAAAAAAGTTTGGTTAGAAATGGTTGATAGTTTCAATTCTAATCAGAATACAATCAAGCGGAGTTATAAAAGTTCATTGGGTGGAAATTTCTCACGTTACCCTGTTAAGTTTGATACTAAGAAAATTAATAAGCAAGTAACACGTTCTTATGGTTCACTAAAAAGTGGAAACATTGGTATCGTCAATGGATTCAAAGCTAAGGACGAAAGTTGGAGAATGCTCAATGTTTTATTACATGACCGTAGCTTACACCAACGTTATGGACGAACATTAGTTAGAGCAACTCACGAAATGGACGATAAAACTAAAAACATTAAGCGTAAGTTAAGGAGTATAACAAATAATGGCTAAAGAAAAGTATGTCATTCAGGCAGAACTGGACACTAAAGGTGTTTTAAGTAGTGCTAGGGAAGCACAAAGAGAAATTAATAATATCGGTCGTCTGGCTAAAGAAACGAACAGGAACGCTCAAATAACAGGTTCTGTGACTATGAAAGACAAAGGTATTAAAGAAACTCAAAGAGCCTTAAACCTTGCTAAACAGAACGTTGATAATTTAACAAAGGCACTTGCAAATGCAAAGATGTCAGGTGCTACACAAAAACAAGTACAGGCATTAGAAAGCCAGTTAGTCAAAGCACAAACGCAAGCGACTAGACTAAGCACAGAACTAGCTAAAGTAGGTTCGCAAGGAGTTAAAAGCGGAGGACTTTCAAGCGTAGTCGAAAACGTAAAAAGTGCAGGCGGTTCGCTATTAGGAACATTCTCAAAAGTTGGTAATGTTGTTAGTGGTATTTCAGCAGGCTTGTCGCTTGTTACTGGTGGAGTTTCAAAGGCTACTGACTTTGTTGGTGGTTTTGCTAACAGATTGATGAATACTTATGACCGTCAAATTCAGGCACAAAAGAGCTTGTCAGCCACTTTGTCAGACGGTGCAGAGGGTTACAAAAAATTCAATTCATATATTGATTCAGGAAGTGGACTTTTAAAATCACAACGCAATGACCTGAACGAGCTAGGGTCTACCATTTCAGGTTATACTAGTTTAACAGGCGACCAAGCATTTAAAATTGTTAATTCAATTAATGCCGTAGGTGACAGTCTAGGGCTAACAATGGACACTCAAAAGCAATTCACTCATGGTTTAGCTCAAGCATTAGGGGCAGGAGTTTTGCACGCTCAAGACTTCAACGAAATCATGCAATCAGCTTTGGGTGCACAGTTCCGTGATATGCTTATCCAAGCGTACAACGAAATTAACCATACTAGCATAGGTATGGGAGAGTTCAAGCAAGCCATGGAAGACGGTGCAATTGGTACAGATGTAATGACTCGTGGCTTAGAATTGCTCCAACAAAAAGGGAATGCACTAGTAGCGTCAGGTCCTAGCACGTGGGGGCAAATTCGTGAAATGATTTCTAACGCTTTTGATACAAGTTCATTGGACGGTTTCCGTAAAGGTATAGGAGATACAGGCATTGACATGGGCGACTTAGGAAACAATGTCACAACAATAGCAAGCACTATCGGAAGCCAGTTGGGCGAAATGGCAGGTAAAGCAGTTGGTGCATTGACACAAATCATTGACAAGAACCATGACGGAAAAGTGTCACAAAATGAAATGAAAAACGCAGTTAATGACGCAAAAGACGCAGTCAATAACTTCTTTAACAAAATCAATTTCACTTCTATTGGTAGTTTCTTAGGTAAAGTTAGTTCAGCCATTAGTTCATTAAGAGATTTATATAACTGGGCTAATAAGGCTTATAGTGCAGTCCAAAGTGCATTGAACCTTTCACGTAATGTTGGAGGTAATACTGGTTTACTTGGTAAAGGGTTAGGATTCAGAAAGAATAGTACATGGGGCGATATCTTTAGTGACTTTCATTGGTTAACAAGTAACATTGACCCTCTAGGAATAAAAGAACCTACTTCACTAGGTCAAAAAATTCTAGGTTCAAGAAACGGTCAATTGCCATTGGACTTGCAATTCTTCGCAGGTGGTAGGGAAGCAATCAGTAGAGCTGTGAATTCGGTCCAACCTTATGCACGAGCAACCAAAGGAACAACAGCAACACCTGGCATTGGAACACAAGACAACTCACAACAAGACATCAAAATTTACGTACAATCTAGTGCGGACGGTCGTAAAATTGCGAACGAAATTTATAACAAACTAGAAAGAAATGGGGTAAAACTAAACAAGCGTTGATTTATACTAAAAGTAAGCTATACAATAACCCTAAGTGGATAAAAAAGGCACGTGAAGAAAAGAACAGGATAGGTCATTGCCAAAAATGTTGGAGTACGGAACACTTAATTTGTCATCACGTTATCCCACTACAATGGAACAATGACATGTTAGAAGTAAACGACTTTGACAAAGAAGTAATAAACGTACCAACCGAAGTTCTTTGCCATAAATGCCACCAAGGGATGGAACGAAGTGGAGATTTAATAGATTACGCCAGAATTATAGCGGAGGGCTTAATATAAGGAGATAAGAAAATGAGTTTAATTCAAGACTGGATAGGTCAAGACAAAGATAACGGCGAAATGATTAAGCTGCTAAAAAAGAAAGTGGCTAAAATCGAACATGAAATAGACTACAAAAAGGCAGAGAAAATCTTTAATTTCATTGAGGAGTTTATGACTTTGCCTAATAACGAACGCTTTAAAATCATACCATATCACAAGGCGGTGCTTACTTTGATGTATTGCACACCTTATCAGATTGACGAGTTTGTTGTAATTGTAGGACGTTCAAATGCCAAATCTATTCTTGATGTAATGATAGCCTTAATTGAACTCTTTTTATTTCCTAAGCCTAATAGCGTCATCGCTTTAATGGCTACTAAAAAAGACCAAGCTGAAAAAATCTTGATGAAGCATTTCAGAGCTATGGGAAACTGTCAAGGTACTGTCATTAATAAGTTTAAAAATCAATTCAAGTTGAACAAAGAACAAATTTTGGTAAAAGATAACTCAATTCTAAAAAGTAAAGGTACAGAGATTTCTATCTATGCTAGTAACGAGGACACGCTAGATGGCGGACGTGAACAACTTGTTATCATAGATGAGTTCGGGGCATTTAAAAAGAACCCTCTTATCACTATTAGACAGGGGTTAAGAAAAAATAAGGGTACGCTTTTTATTTCTACCACAAACAACGTTATCCGTGGCGGTGCTTATGATGATGAGCTAGAAAGTTGGAAAGAATGGGTAAAAGATGACGATTTCAGTCATTGGGTTTTCTATTATGCTTTAGATGATTATGACGAAGTAAAAGACAGTTCTAAATACATTAAAGCAAACCCCGCTTTGGGCTACACTTTAACACTTGAGGACATTCAAAAAGACTTCATAGGTGCAATTGGTAACCCTGTGAAAATGGCTAAAATTATCACTAAACGCTTTAATTTGTCTATGACTGACAGCACTACAATCTTTACAAAACAAATTGTAGATAAGTGTCTAGTACCACCATTAGACTTTGAGGGTCGTTTAGTTGCTATTGGTTCAGATTTTTCAGTACGTGGCGACGTTTGGGGTACTGTGATAGGTTACAGAGAAAACGGACACTATTATTTCAAGGCTATCCCTATCATGCCAGAGAGTGCAGAAGATAAATTTAAACACTTAGGGGAAACAGTAACACACGAGGGCATAAATAACATGACAGATGAAGCGTGGGACTCTTTTATGAGTGCTATGAACGGTAGTGTTCCTATTGCGTTGAATTATGACCCTAACTATGCCAAGAATTTCATTGATAAATTTGAACAAACTTATGACATTGAATTTTATAATAAAGTAATGCAGAACAGTTTTAAGCTATCAAATACTCTTGAAGCCACACAGAAGCTAATGGAAGAAGGTAAAATTCATTTTGATAGTAAACTACTAGCGGTGCATTTAATGAACGCAGAAACGAAAATAAACGATTTTGGGCTAATGCGTATTATCAAAAAGGGCTATACAGACAAGATTGATTTGGCAGACGCTTTAATTAACTTGATGTGGTGGTTCTTAGAAAGCGAAGAAAGTGAGGACTATTTCATTTAATGGCTATGACAGAAGAAGAAAATAAAAAAATGCTAGAGGCGTTGAAAACCCTAGCTTTTGGAGGAAAAGAAACAAAGACAGTTATCCAATATAAAAACAACCCTAACGGACGGAAGACGGAAACAGGGCGAACAGTTACCGAAGTCAATAAACTGCCAGACCGTTCGGCATTGTTGAAATTAATGGAGATTGAGGGTGTTTATATTGACGCAAACGTTAAACTCAAACAACAAAAAGTGGACGAAGTAAGCACAGAAAAAGAACTAGTGGACTTAGTGGAGGGCTTGGCGATTGAATAAGGCATATACTTGGAACGAAAAAACAGGGCTAGACTTTTGTAAAGAGTTACCACAATGGAACTTGTTGACACGTTCAAACCTTAGATTTTTAACAGGGGACACATCAGAAGAACCAGACAAATTTGACCCTAGTCATTATTTTAAACTGAACACTTTAAGCGAAGTAGACAGAACTAGCCAATTCCCTAGTGATTGGCATAGACCTTATAGCTTAGGCATTAGACTTTACAACCCTAAAAACGCTAGTGGAACATGGGGGTGGCAATATTGGACACATTGGGAAAAATTACCAGTAAAACCAAACCTCACACAAGGCAAAAAATTTGGTGTTTCAATGCGTTTAACTAATTTTGGTAGAAAACCTTTAGACTTTACTTTAAAACTCTTCTACGGCAATTCTGTGGTTGGTGTTGGTACTTACACAGTTAAACCTTGGGAATATGTTTTTGTAAGTGAGTTAGTTACGCTACACAATACAGAAACGGTTGGAAAGTTAGGTCTAACTGTTGAACTAGATAGCACAGGACAAGAGGAACAAATCGGCTTGTTTTTCCCTAAAATTGAAATGGACAAGGTAACACCATACGTTACAACAGAAGAAGAATATAACTATTTTAAGAGCCAAGACATGGCAGATTCACGACCTGTTTACACAGGGTATTCTGATTCAGATAGTAACGATTTTAGAGATTACGTTTGGGGTGGACAACTGAACGATGAAAATTATGAACTGTTCGGAGGAGATACAAAACAGAATGCCGTATGGTGCTATTGTCGTCCTCTTAATCAACGTGTATTAATTGGAATTGATTCTGATATATACACTAACGCAAGTGGTAGAACAGTTAATTTTCACGTTTTAAACGGTTCTAAGAGCGTGTTTGACATGACAGGGAACACTTTATATCCTGAACAGTTTCAAGACGACAGACAAGCGTTTGACGGAGTTGGTAACGATTGGGCAACCATAAAAGACCCGTTGTATGTGGTAGACCAAAACACGGCAATTGACCCAGTAGCAGGAGAAATGGCGAACGTAGTAATCGAGGGTTACCACTATAAACAAGCAAGTCAAGGTTATAGAGTTGATGAAATACCACGTTCAGCAATTTTAAACGTTGGTTACTCTTTAGGTTCTTATTACGTGAATGAAGATTCAGGCAAAGAAGTTGAAGTTATGCGTAACAGGGTTGGAATAACACCTCCGCAAGTGTTTGGAGAACCAAGTTATAGCAATATGAACGACTGGATGACTACATACGGGCTACCAAACGGACTAATCATGCGACCTTGGAGGGTTAGAATGGTAGACACAGAAACGAACCTCAAAGCAATCAAGGGTATTTCAATCGGTTGGAATGTTTCTTTGTTCCAAAAATATCTAGCAACAGACCACATGAGTGAGGACTGGTTCAGAGGTTATGACAACAAGCGTACTAAGGCAATACCAGACCGTGTTCTATTCATCAATGACAAACAAAAAAGAGCGTGGCTTTATAAGTACAACCCTACCAAATCAGCATGGGAACGTTCGGTAGAATACACCATACCAGCTTCAGACACGGCACTATTAAAGGCTTGGACCATTGTACCAAAAGACGGTGCTATGAATGGGCATATAGTTTTCACAGACAAAACTAACGCTGAAATGCTTCAAAACATTCGACCTAACTGGTTAGATTATGACGAGTTCACTCCTAAGGTGCAGTACGATGAAGTCAAGTATAACCCTCAAATGTTCACGAACTTGTACAATACACGTTACCAATGGTGGGGAATTAAAGACGAAAACCCACAAAATCAGTCTTATGGTCCTTGTGTTCCTTATGAAATGGACTTTATGACAGGACTATGCAAATTAGAAAGGATATACGAGTAAATGTTTTCATGGTTAAATTTTGAAGAGTTACTAATTCATAACCCTATTGAGCTTATTAACTCTAGTAAGGACACGATAAGTGTGGCTATGAATAAAAAGCAATATATTGAATTTTTTAGTAACAAATACACTTATAACGGTCTATATTATGACGAAGAAATGGACTTCTGTCTGTTTTATTATGCTGACCCTTTACAGAGCTACAAAGAGGGCGATGTGTACGCTCAAGGTTATATTGACGTAGAAATGAAAATATACCGTGTAAAATGGCTGTGTAACGTTTCTATTAATCGTTTTAATTCTAACTTTAACTTGCTAGAGGGTACTAAAGACTTTAGTGGCGATTGGCCAACCATCGGAGCGTGGACAGATGACGGAACATATAAAGGTCTAACTGTTAAGAGAAGAAGCGACCAATGGGGCGGTATATATAAGTATTTTTCAGCACCTAAAGACGGAGTTTATACCTTTTCGGCTTACATTAAGGGCTCAGGAGATAATGCTAACGTACACAGATTTGTAGACTGTTGGGACATAAATGGCAATCAAAAATTGTTAGATGTTAATGATGTGTTTATGGGAAACAACTTTGATTGGAAAAGAGATTCTTTCACTTTAAACTTAAAGAAAGGCGACAAGCTAAACCCTAGGCACGAAATAGCAGGTTCAGGCACTTTGTGGACGGCAGGGCATAAATGGGAGGAGGGACCTTTTGCCACTCCTTACATGCCAAGTGAAAGCGAAGCTACAAGTTCTGACCTACCTAAGTGGAACGTTTCAAAAACTGAAATGGTAGTAAATGCCAAAAATAAGACAATTACAACTGTTTTAAATGGTGCTTTAGCTAAATGTACAAAAGACAAAGATGTCACAGGTTGGCGAAATTCACAACCTAATGCAAGTTACAATTACAGACAACCGCAGTATTCTTTAGACATCGGTGCAGATGACTTCATTATCAGCGGTTTCGGTTTGAGAGGTTTGAAAAATGGATAGTTATTTAAACGGAAGAAAAGTAGATGTATTAAACCCTTTAGACTTAATCGGAGTAGGTCGCCGTAAATTAGAAATACAAGTAGACAAAAAGAACTACTGGAACATGTTCAAAGAGCAAATAACCATTCCAACACCACCTAATAACGGTGTAAATAACTTGTTTAGAGGTGGAGAGGTTTTGCCTAGTGAGGTTTATAGTGATGACTGGTATAAGACTTTTGCTTTTTCTAATTTTGGAGGTCAAAGTACAATCGAACGAAAAAACGATTTATACCCTCAAATGACTTATTTCAAGTTCGCAAATGCCACAGGAATTGATGACATTGTTTCAAATCAGTTTGAAAGAGAAGTAGAACTAAAACCAAACACAAGATACACTTGGCAATTCAACGCTAGAAAAATAAAAGGCGATATGCTTACTTATTTCGGTGCTAGTGGTAGTCCCTTAGTTGATGACGCTAAAAATGTTACAGTAGACGGACAAACAGGTTTAAGACTTGGTGCAGACTTGTTTTATAACTGGAGTGATAAAGCAGTCACAGACGGTTGGCAATTGCATTATATTTCTTTTACTACTGCTTCAACGCTTCCAACATCTAAAACATTTCGCTTTAGAATGAATGCAGGTAGTGAATGGCATGTAAAGAATATCCAAATCACAGAGGGCGAAGGACCTAAACCGTTTCAATTGTCAGAAGCAGACAGATACAAGTATACTCAATACCAAATGGACAAAGGACACAGAGAAGTTTATCCTAACTTTGGCTTTTATTATAGCGAAGAGTATGACTTCTGTTGTGCTTATAAAGTCAATATCCATTCAGGTTTTGAAACTGTTGATTTTAACCCTGTTGAACAGAGTTACACAATTAGATGTGAGGTTGAAAACTTTGCTCAAATATTAAACCCAGTTAAAGAGTATTATATCAAAGTACCAAGCAATTGCACTTTTGATAATAGCATACTAATGAACCCTACAACAGAAAGAGGAGGTAATTACTTATTAGAATGTAAAGCTAAAGGTTTGCACTTACAAGTGTTTGAACAAGCTGACGGAGATTATAGCAGAAGTCAGAATAGAAAAGTATATGCTAACATGTACGATAACTTGAACGAAAAGATGTGGAACGTTTTTGGTGGTTATGTGTATACCGGAGAACTACAAACGTACCAAGTAGAAAACTAATAATAAAGGAGAAGAAAGATAATGATTGAAACATTGAGAGCAATTGGTTTAGTAGTATTTATGCAGTTACTTAGTTTGGCACTAGAGTTTATAGACACAGGTACTTTAAAACCTAGTGTTAGAAAAAGAATAGCAGTAGAGTTAATTGTCCTATCTGTTTATATTGCAGGTATGACAGTCTTTAAAGGTATGATTAGTGATGAACTAATATCATTGGTTGGAACTGTATACTTAGCAGTAGTAGTCAGTCATCTGTATAAGTTCTTAACTAATAAGAAAGGAGAAATAAACGGAGGAGATAAAGAAGAATAGTATAGTAGTAGTAGTATAGTAGTGTATATAGTATGATAGTATAGCATGGCATGGACTGATAAGTTAAAATATTAGTCTTTGTTATGCTTTTTTGTTTTAAATTTTTGTTCAAGTTCTTAGGGGGTGTGATATAAAAGCTGTCTCTTAT